CTCTTCTTCTGGTGTTTCTTCTTCAGGCATTTCTGCCATATCATCTTCAGGCATATCCATTAAGGCTTTGCCATCTAATCTATCTAGCTGGGCTACTTTGGCACGAGACCAGGAAAATCCTGCATCTCCGCCCCATAATCCCCAAGCAACTCTTCCCTTACTAGGATAGCCTTCCTCACCGGGAGAAAAGCCTTGTGCTTGTTTATCTACTTCATGTCTAGAAAAGAAGGAGAACATTCTTCTTACTGTTCTAGGCGATAATTCAGTTTTATTTTTTAGTTGGTTGGCTCTTGCCATTCCCACTAAAGTGCCACCAGGTTTTCCTTCGTCTCTCCAAGCTAGTGCTCTAATCGCTTCTGACTTCATGCCCTCAGTTGGGACTAGATTTATGTTTTTACCTCTATACTTCGCCATCTGTAGCCTTTGGTGCCTCTACTGGGGCTGGCTTTGGTTCGGCTTTGGCTTTAGGGGCAGGTTTTGGTTCTGGCTTAGGGGCAGGTTTTGCTGGCATATATTTTGCTACAAATCCCATTGCACGACCCCAAGAACCAAATAGGCGCTTAACTAGTATAACTCTTACAGGTCCACCAAGTTCTGCATATTGAGATGGTAAAATAGACTTAGGGTCGTAAATACCTTTCTCTGCTAAGAACTCGCCAATGACCTGGGCGGTCTTGATTCTATTATTCAGCATTATTACTTTCTGGCGGTCTACCGCCTTGACTTGCATCAACTGCGGATCCTGCTATGTTTGCAGGAATCCTGAGGTTATCCTCATCTTCTCTAACTTCGTATGCAAGACCTTTTCTAGCTTCGTTTACTGTAATAATACCAGTATTTACTAGTGTAGAATAGTATGTTGCTTGATCTTGCAATTCTGGCTGTAGACCAGGAATATCATTATCAGGAATTAATTTAAATCCGAAGTATCTCTCGTATGCTTTAATAAACTTATCGACCAGAGGCATTACTGTTTCAATATAGAAAAGGCGCTGATTAGGTCTGATGTTAGCGTTATTTCCACCATCTAAGAGGACTGGTGGAACACCAAGAGTTTTTAAGATAGCATGTTCTTGCGTAGTAATACTGGTTTCAAAATCTAATTCTTTAAAACTAGTATTTGTAAGTCTGTCTAATTCCATGCCTCCATCTAGAATAAGAGGTCTCTTACCTCCGTTATTAGGTGAATAGGCATTAAGCCATCCTTCAATCATACGCTCTTTAAGCTTATCAGAAAGAGCATTGGGAGATTTTAGAATAAGGCCAGGAATTGCTCCATTTTCAAAAAATCTATCTTGGAATTTTACCATACGATAGAGTAAGGACATAGATCCCGCTGTGGATCTTAATCGACTTGAACCTCTATAAATGCCTCTAACGGCATTATCTTTAATATGTATAACTTCTTCTGGTTTAAAAGTAGTGGTATTTAAACGGAACCCTTGAACGTATGTTTTCTCGTCTGTAAGGATTTCTACTAGATCTGCTGGGAGATGGTAAATGTGAATACCATCGAAGTAGATGAAAGCATTACCTTCTACTAGAATATCTGTAAAAACAAGCCTACGGAATGTGGAGATATCCTGGAATGGATTAGGCTCGGAGTTGAGTAACTTTTCTACTCTAGCGCGCTTTATGCCTCTTGTAGGAGGAAAATCTTGTGGTATAGTTTCTTCTTCAACTATAATGTCAATCTGGCTAGAGGCATCTACGATCATATTTACGCCTCTGTTAACAACACCTAATTGTTCATAGAATCCCCAAAGATTATTGGGGAGTGGCATAATACTAGAACCTTCATTCAGGTAAATCCGAGGTTGAGCCGGATTTAACTTGTTTAGGCCCAAGAAGCTCTTTATTCTTTCTAACATTAACCCATTTTCCTTGTGCTATTGCGGTAGATACTGGAGGGTTCCTACCAAATAACAGATGTAATTGTTCATGGTGCTTTTTGCAAAGAGTGACAACATCTACATAGATTTGTTTATGATGTTCTTCTATAAAAGTGTCTCTTAAAGGCAACATCTCTTCTACGGTTGTTGGCCTAATCTTTTTCTTTAAGCACCAGGAATTCCACAATTCTGCCATCGAGGCATAATGATGAAGTTCTAATTCTTCAGTAGTTCCGCAAATTTCACAAGTATCTGCTTTAACATAAGCCGATTTGGCACGATCACGAACCATTTTTACGGCATAACGTTTTAAGTCCATATTATCTCTGCGCGCCGCGTAAAAACTGAACTACACAGGTTCCACCTGTAACGGCAGAAGCTGTAACTCGATAATCTCCAGGACCTTTTACATTAAATACAGTAGAGGCTGTATAAGCAGTAAGGTTAACCCAAGTTGTACCACCATCTAATGATCTTTGTAAAGTAGCTGTAATAGTACCTGTAATATTAAGAGAAATAGCAGTCTCAGTATAATCTACGTCGATCATACTTGTGGACTGGCCATTTGTATTTAATGTATAACTGTAAGTGGAATGTGGCATCTAAAAATCCTTTTAATGACAATTTCTTATGTCTAGATCTCATTATAACCTCTAGCATTTATTTTGTCAAGCAAAATTTTTTATAGCTAGAAGGCTCTGAAAGCGACCTGCTTTGCTCTAGAAACTACTTTGCTTACTCACGTGCGTATATAGGCCATATCGGAGAGCATCCGCCATATGGCTAGCAAAGTTATGGAGAGGTTTTTCCTTTAGGAGACCGGGATTTGGATCCCACTGATAAGCTTCTAAGCACTTTATAGTCTCAGTGCACTTTTGATCTACAAAAAGTTTATTATTATCAATCAGCGCACCTACGTGCGAAATACCGTCTAGTACAGATTTCTTGGCATTGATAGTGGAAATTCCATAATCAGAAGCTAGGTCAGCTCTAAACTGCTGCGCTGCGGAGTCAACAAAGATATAATCTATGTTATATTTTTGTATGTAATATGCCATACTACTAGCATGCTTACTTGTAGTGGTTTCTACACTGTGATATTCAGCAATAATGTAGTAATTTTCGCTATCAAAGTCGTAAGCGATGACGCACATAGCTGTTGGATCTTTGTAGCCGACATCTAGTCCAGCTATAATATCCATTTTACCAAGTTCTAGTGCAGATAGATCGCGTACTTGAGTCTCGAAGTTGAAATCCCAGATTCTGCCTTCATAAGTAGAGAAGTCTGCCATGTATTCCTGACGGAATTCGGCATCTGACATTGTTCTTTTAGCTTCTTCGATATCCCTAGGATGTATTCTTGGGTTATCGAGGTATGTTGCATGTATGGAACACCACTCAGGGAACTCCTCGCTAAATCCGCGGTTGTAGAATTTAGCAAACCAGTTGTTTTTACCTCTAGGTGTAGAGATAAAAATGGCTTTAGAATTCGGTTTATCTAGTGTGGGTCTGAGAGCGATATTAAATGCCTCTTCGCCTGCATCGGTTAGTGCAGCCTCGTCGAAGATAATTAGGTCGTAGGAGCGACCAACTACTGAATCTACCTGATTTACAGAACCCATACGAATAGTAGAGCCATTCGATAACTCAATAATAGAGTCTTTTGCGTTGTCTCGGGTAAGTTCTAGATCGAAATGCTTGATTAGAGATCGCTGCAAGTCAAAGGAGATCTGAGAAAGACGATAATTTGGGCTCATAATGAGCACGTTAGACCCTGGGACTAACGTAACAAGTTGACCTATGATATTTGCAATATAGGTCTTTCCCAGTCTTCGAGAAATTGCAGCGCATATAAAGCGATAATCAGGTGAGTTAATGGCATTTATAATTGCAATCTGGGGATGCAGAGGCGTTATACCTAGAAGTTCTAAATAGGTATTAACATTAAGCTTAAGGAATCTATCTTCTAGAGGGAATTCCATAAGTTCGTGTGTTAGTAAGGGTCTAGATATTTGCATGTTATCCTACGTCGGCAATTAAGTATATATTAGTAGTATCAAGAACTGTAGTTGCAAATCTAATTTCAATACTAAAATCCGCGAATCCACTTCCTGTGCTATTAAGTGATATACTCCAAGTTCTATTAGATCCTAAGGATTGCCAGGTATTTATAGCTCCTGAAAAAGTACCATTGTAACTAGGTGTAGTAGGTACTCTTATCTCGTACCCACTATGTGCTGCTGCTGAGGGACTTATCCAAGTTCCTGCATTGCTATAAGAAAAATTACCAAATGGATCAGTAATTCCTACATCAATATCTCCGTTGGATTTAAACATTATAGCAGCCGTATTAGTAAAGTTTTGAAGTCCACTATCTGCGGTATAGCTTGCATCCATTGCTACAACACCATAGGTTTTACTATAAAAATCAGATATTGATATAGTACTAAGGTCAGAAGGTTTATTACATAATCTCCTACACTCAAATTCATTTAGATTTGTAGTTGCGGAGGCAGCTCTACCAAGTTCTAAATTGATAGACTGTCCTGTTGTCGATCCTCCGATACTTAGTGTACCTGTACTATTTAGTGTCATTCAGGGCTCGAATTCCAAAGGAAACTCTTCCATAGGAAGCACAGAGTTGATAGACTCTGGTGTTGATTTAAGAGCATCTTCAAGCGGATCGCTATCAACTGTTACAGGATCAACCTTGACTGATTCGGCCGCTACCAGAGATTGAGGGGCGTTTACATCCACTACATTGGATTCTACTACAGTTTCACCAGGTTTGATCATGCCAATCTTCACACGATGAATGAAGGATCTCTGATGTGCTTCTAGTCTATCTACATACTCAGCCTCTGTAACGCAATCAAGAGTATTGATTGTTTTCACTTGGGTTGCTTTACTATCAGGATCGACAAACTCAACCTGAATACTTTTAATATTTACATTAACCATTATTTTTCTCCTTCTGATGGTGTTTGATTCCAAGGAAGTTCTTCTTCCTTAACTTCCTCTACTGGAACTTTTTTACTATTAATTTGTTTTTTAATCATATCTTCAACATGATCCTTGTAACCATCAACAACTTGAGCTTTAATCCAATCTAAGATAATTTCTTCAGTTAAATCTTTATAGTCAATAAACCCATCATTATTTGCATCGCTAGGAGTAAATGGTGTTGCTCCATTGAATTCTCCTGTAATGCCATCTTCGTCTGTTCCCGTACAAGTCCAGTAAGATTGTATTACTGCATCGGTTAAACTTCCAACAGTTGTTTTCTTTATAGACTTTAATTTCCATGTATATTGCATAAATTCCTTTCTAGTGTATCTATACGTATTTGCTGTTCCTTAATAGCTTCTATAAGTAGAGGAATAAGCTTTTCATAACGAACAGTCTTATATTGTTCATCGATTGGTGCAGGGACAACAATTTCAGGCAGGATTGCCTCAACTTCTTGTGCGGAGACACCAATCTGAACTTCGTTGGTGTAGCCAAGTTCCTGAGCTTTTTCGTTAGCTTTGAAATAGAAACCATTGAGAGATAGTATTTTTTCTAGTGCGTTTGGTATATTATTTATTCTAGTTTTAAGTCTATCATCAGAATAATATGCCGTGATGTTATTTGTAGCTCTAATTTCTCCTGCCGTACCAGATGCTGCTGTACCAACCCCCAATGAATCAGTATAGGTATTACCCATAGCTGCTGCTGTTAGAGTATTATTAGCACCTTGAGTAAATCTAAATCCACTACTGTCTACCCTTATCTGAGAGTAATACTGTCCAGCTTGGTGAAAACGAATTGAAACTTGCTTAGTATTATCACTTTGATCAGGAGAAAATATTTCTAAAGTATATGTGTCAGTACCTGCTGTATACGCATTACTTGCTACTTGAGTTCTACCAATATAAGATTGTCCTGCAGGATCTAAATAATATCCAGTATTATTGCTGTCATAAAATATAGGTGCTCTTACACTTCCAACAATTTGAGTGTATTGAGAATTTCCATATACTCTTAGGTTTTCATTATATGCGGTTCCAGACCAGTTATAAACAATAAAGTCATTACCGTTACCTTCTAGTCCTACATTAGGAGTAGAATCCGTACTTGAGTCCGTTGTAAATGCTATCTTTCTTGTGCCACCAGTAAACCACGCATCACCGTTTGCCCATATAACTCCTTGTGGCACTGATGTAGAACCGCCGAGAGCAAGATTTGAAAAAACAGAAGTACCTTGTGGGTCTGCACGATAAGCAGTATCAGCACTATCATAATATACTGTTGCATATATAGATTCGCCAGCATTTACTCCATAAGCAACAAGTCTAGATTGTGACGCCATTGCATCCATAGGAATATAAACACCCCTAAAAGATCCACCAGCTTCAAATATTCTAAGAATATTATTATAATTATCAAAAAATATGTTTCCAGATAATGTAGAGTTGGTAGATTTTTCTAAAGCAAATTGTCCACCCTCATTGGCGTTATCTTCTTTAGCAAATGTAACGGTTGATGCAATTCTATTTAAAACTGATGTGCCAGCTGGGTCTATATAGTATCCCGTATTATTACTGTCATAGAATATTGGAGCATAGAGGTTATAAGCCACTCTAACATTGTTGTCGCCGTTACCAACAGAAAATAATTCTACACGTGAACCAGAACCATTTAAAGCTGAGTTATTGTAGAAGCGAATACCCCCGTATGACGTAAGTGCTCCAATTTTAATACCGGTATGGTAGCTAATTTCCAAATCGGGGTATGGGTGAGTCCATGCACCTGCTTCTTGGTAAATACTGTAGTCGGCAGCTCCATTACCAGAATTGCTGCCAACGCCTGTAAAGGTAATTGTACTAGCAGTATAGCCTCCATTTTGTAATACAAATGAAGATGAATTATAACCATCTAATAAATCAGCATCTAACCCAGAACCCGATCCATCATTTGCACTATTCCAAACTGTCGCCCAACTCCCCCAAGTACCATTGCTGGCGTTCCGAACGGCCATGTTTGTTCCGAACATATTAAATGCCAGCTGGTTTGTGTATTGAACGTTATCGGCCCAGTATGCCCCTCTTATGTTTATCCATTGAGTCCAAGATCCAAAGGGGCCATTTGTTGGATTGTCTGCTGTGTAAAAGCCGCTTTTGGCGGCAGTATTCATGTTTGCATAATTGCCTGTAGCATAACCTACATTGCCCCAAACAAAAGCGTCGCTATTAACTCCATCAAATAAATCAGCATCAAGTCCTGACCCAGAACCGTCATTGCCACCGTGCCAAAAAGGTTGATTTCCATTGTACCAATATAAAGTACCATGAGTTGCAGAGTACATCGTAGGAGTGCTATCGTATGTTCCTCCTACGATAACAGATCTGTTACCAAATACCATATACTGGGCACCAGCTGCAGTTCTAAAATCAAGATAAGCACCACCATTTGTAGAATCAACGCGGTTGTTCATTCTCAACCATGTGGCAGTACCATTTTCATCAAATGTCCAATATGTTGTTCCAATTGACTGAAGTTCAATTGCATAACCATCAGCGGAGTTAAGATATAATATAGAGTTTTCAGATGATACCCGTGCTGGACGTAAGTGAAGCCTCTGTCCATCAGTGGTATTAGAAATTCTGATAGCTTCAGTAGTTGGAGCTCCTACAGAAAATGTTTGTAGAGCTGACCATGTATTGCTTGCATTTAATAGAGGAATAGCACCACCAGAAGTTCCAACGCTATAACCACCTAATAATCCTGCATTATCTGCATAACCCGCAGCAACTTTTCTCCAACTAGTAAAACTGTTATTCTCGTTATATCTTACAGATAAATATGGAGTAGCAACGTTTCGATCAACAGCAAACATTGCTCCATATGAACCAGCACCAGTAGCAGGATAATCACTACCTAATCCAATATACCAAGAATAATACTGGGCGCCTGCTGTTCCTGGACCGTTTGTTGTTCCTTGAACAAATCTAAAACCAAAATTGTAACTTGGTGTCGTAGCATCAAATGAAGTTCTGGTATTATAAAGTTGACCCATATTGTTGAAAAGACCAAGTGAATCGATACCATCCAACAGGTCTGCATCAAGTCCAGATCCTGAGCCATCATTCCCAGCATGCCAAACGGTGTTGCCGCTCTTGGTCAATGCTCCTGTAACTTCAAGTGCCCCACCAAACGTGGCGTTCATTGTCGCTGGGGCTATGTCCAGCGCTGTTCCAACAAATGTACCGGAATTGTAGGCTAGTAAGCGCAAGCTGCTGGAAATATAACCAAGCTTGAAC